AACTCACTATCATTTCTTCTTCGAGTTTTTGAATCTCTGCTTCAGCATCGTCATAAATCTTTGCACCATTGAACGTCAAACCACCAGGGAGTTGTACACCTTCAAATTTAGTAAGATTGCTTCCCCACTGACGTTTAATCAATGCTGTTGCATATCTTGCTAACCAACGATCACCCCATACATCAGAATATGTATTAGGATCTGTAATCGAATAACAGTCAACAACAATATACTCACCAACAAGAACATCAGTTCCCCATGACATATCGATATGAAGTTTATTAACATGACGATTATAACGTAGTGGCTTCTTACCAACAAATAGTTCTTCTAAGAAAGAAACATGCTGCATTGCCATTACGTATGTTACATATGAACTTGATGATAGATCAAATAGATCATTGAGATGAATCTGATATCGAACGCTAAAGAAGTTCGATGAGTTCATTGATTGACCAATAGGAACAACGGTATTCACACCAATAATATTCTGTGGTAATGTGATATATCCGTTATCAATATCGGTTTGTGTTACAACGTGTTTATACAGAATTCTTTCACAACCATCGAAGTGATAATCCTGATAGTAGATGAGTGCTTCGTCAATACGGTCTTCTACCTGTTCATCATCGACGTTAATATCGATTACAGGATCGCCGAGTCTACGAAGGCAATATGCTTTGAACTCTGCACGAGTAGATGGGACTGCCATGTGTATACTCCAGTCATTTTTTATTATTTATAATGACTAGAGTTTTATCTTGCTCTCGCGTATTTGAAGGGAGCTTCAGCAATGTGAATCGTCACGTAAGAGCCACCACTTGCGTTACCATTACCCTGTATGCTCCGTTCTTTACGTCCATTTGAAAGTATATCAAAGTCACCATAGAAACTTTCCGCTGCATTGGACGTTAAACTAAGAAGTTCAGGGTTGGGTTTGTTGTAGGGAGTAGACGCGGCGTTCCACCAATTCCAGTCATACCCGGAAGCAGCGTCAATACGATGGTTGATACTAAGCGCTGGGCGGAAATCCAAAGGATCAAATGGACCATCGGTCGACCCGTTTCCAACGTATAATCCTAACTCAACAAATCCCGCAGTTTCTGGGATAACCAAATAATCCCGCGTTCCTGTTGCTTCCCCTGTGTCTATGTCAAAGGTGTTGGTCGTCACATTTTTAATTGCGACATCTACGGTTTCACCAACACTATTGTTAAACACGGTCAGTTTCCCCGCCGTGTATTCTGGATGGTACGAAATAATGTCGCCGCCATTAGTACGGTCAAACAACAGAATAAACACTCGCGCATTACCCGCATTGTGCGTTACAGTCGTATCGGCACCATTTGTATGCGCCACACTTCCCGTTTTAAAATACGTGTCGCAGTTAAATTCCGCTCCCATAAAAGCGTCACCACCAGATAGTGTCGGAAACGCGACACTGGTGCTTGAACTAAGCGCCACGCTATAGGCGTTGCTGTTATCGTGGCTGAATTGCCAATACCAGTTTTCTATACTATCTCGGTTCTTATAGACGCGAACATAATTTGTTGCGTTCGTCTCTGCGGCAAGTGTCGCGACAATGTTTGTCTCTGTATCGGTTACGACCGCAAACTGGGCGCTCGGATCAATGATCGCCAAGGCTGGTAGGTGCGCGGTGCAGAGGGGTTTGAAGCCGGTCGTTGGCGTCCCCGCGAACGCACTCGCACCAAAGTTCCAAGTCGCTGTTCCGAAGTGTCGCGACTGGAACGCGAAAAAGATATTACGGCTATCAAAGGTGTTTGTGAACGTCCCCTGACTTACCCCATTCTTGAAAAATTCGATAGACGTGGGAACAGCCGTGCAATCCACTTCAATGCGGATCACATCCCCGGTCGTGTACGATGCACCATAGGCGGATGATGATCCGTCTATGTCCTTATTTCCACCTGAATTATAAACGGCATAATCCGCGCTGGAGTCCGTTTCAATAACCAACCCCTCGCCACAAAGTCCGGGGTTAAGAGACGCAGATGCTACGTCATTGTCCCATGTAATTTCGGCAACCCATTTACCGCCACCAAGTGTGTCTATCGGGATAGTGCCAGGAAGCCACCAATATGCTGCACCCGGATCACTTGCCGAAACAATTTTGGTATTCGCTTCTGATATTGTCCATGTGCTTGCTACACGCTCAACAAGAGTATTCAACACACAGTAATTCCCAATATTACGCACCACATGGTTCGTCGGGGAGTCGAGCAGTTGGTCTGTCGTATTTAAACCTACAGCGCCGAAATCGTTTGGTGTATTAATATGTGGTCGTGCCATTATCGTGCTCTCGACTCTTTAAATGGATAGTCAGCCCAGGCAATACCGATGTAGGTAGCACTAGAACCGTTTGTGGACGTGCCCGTGGTTACAGGCTTGAACCCATTCGAGAAAAATTGAATAGAGTGAGTTGTAGATTCTGCGGAAGCGGTACTAGGTTGCAAGCGTGAGGGTAATGTGCCAGAGGGAGTAATATTGTAGGGCATTCGACCAGAGTCGTGCATTTCCCAATCTTGCCCCGCAGCACTTGATTGCTTCAATATCACAGCATTTGGACGGAAATCGAGCGGGATGAATGTACCATCAGCATCACCGTTGCCAAAGTAGGAAAAGACTTTACAGTAGCCGGGGACGGAGTGAAAACAGTAAGCAATATACGCTTGGTTCAACGTATTAACATCGGCTCCCGTACCTACAGAAAAGAGTGATGTCGTGGGAGCCGTGCTTTGCCAATAGAGCGCATTAACAGCAAAGGCGTTATTCAAATTAAGCTGACCGCCGCCTCCCCAACCATAAGCCTCATGACCTACTGCCCAGTTATCTGTACCAGTGTCAGTATTCTTGACGATAATGAATTCCGGCGCTTGACTCAAGCCGTGTCCAATTGTCGCGTTTGCACCTGTCCCTGTATAAGAAACGATTGAAAACCCCGCCGTTTGATTGGCGCTCACTGTCGACGTAATGCTGCCGTCCATGTTACTGGAACCAGCGCCGCCAGCCTTGAAGCACCATGCGACATAACTTTCTGCTGCTGTATTTACTTCATCAGTTGTACCCAATGTAAATCCACCAGAAACAAATGATTTTAAGTTTTCCGTTTGTGTATTAGCAGCTACTGTTGTATTTGTGTGTAATGCGTTATTAGGTCCACGTAACACATCATATAACTGATGTTTATCAGCAGCATCTCTATTCTTAATCCAAACCAGATCAGGCGTCCAGGCAGTTCCTGTACTATCATAACATTCACGAACTGATGTTTGCCCAGCATTTCCTTCATATAAAGAAGTAACGAAATACTTTGTTGGATCGGCGATTGTTGGTGCTGGAAGGTTCGCGGTGGAGATTGCTTTGAAGCCGGCCGGCGCGGTGTAATTCCAATTCGCTTCATCAATAATTTCTAAGAAGTCGTTAGGAAAGGTATTGTTAGCGTTCCGGTGGGCAATCAGAGTAACCTCGCCAAGCGCTGAAAGTAGATCGGTAAATGCCGCGTTTGTAGTCGTTCCGGCTTCTATTTCGCTCCGCGTTGCGCTGTTTTGTATCGTGTCGTCCACACCGAACCAGATAGCCCCGTTGTCCATATCTAAGAAAATCTGTACTCGGACTGTAGACGGTGAACCTGTAAAGGCGCTGCCGTACGCAGTGTTAACACTTGAAACCTTAGTGCCATCAAAACTTGAATATCCACGAACGTAAGTATCAGTAGTGCTCCCACCAGTTAAGTAAGTTGAAGCAATAAGGTTAGGGTTGCATACACCAATGATTTGCCCCGATCCGCCCGTCGAGGCTTGGGTGTATTCTAACTCTATGTAATATTTTCCACTCGTAACAAGGAAGTTTCCGAGCGTCCCACTATCTGCGTCGTATTCTGCTTTTTTATTGCCAAGCGTGTAACCAACAAAGTTCGGACCTTCGAAAACATTAGGGTTCCAGCGCTCAAGGTTGCCGTACCCGTTTGCCGCTGAGTTGGTCGGGCTGTCTAACAGTTGGTCGGTGGTAGTTAATCCGGAAGCGGCCCATGAAACCCCATCGTAGGCTTGTGTCGGGACAGTGAAATTACTGGTCCATATGGCTGTGCCCTTGACGAAAAGGATTTCATCCATCCAGCCAGCCCAAGTGCCAAGGTGGCCGTCCGTTCCTGCAATTTGCAGGACAGCCGTTCCATCATAATAGGTCGCGGAAGCAGATACCGCCGTCCCTAACTCCACCCCGTCAACGAAGAGATAATGGTTCGTGCCCGAACGGACAACGGCGACATGATACCAAGTGTCAGCGACGGGTGCCCAGGGTTCCGCACGGACCCAGTTCCGAGTCCCGGTGGTCCCGTCCGTTGAGTAGACAAAAACTAATGCCGCCTGACCAGCGCCCGATTGTGACCCGTCGTGTTCGTAGCCAAACTCGTAAGACCTATTATTGCCGATTATGTCCCATTTAGCGATGAACGAAGCGTTGCCAACCGTACCGTTCCATCGAACCCAAGCTGCCAGTGTGAAGGCACCGGAACCGAGTTCAAAGTCTGCGTGATCGGCTAAAGTGAGGTAGTCTCCTGTGCCGTCAAAGTAGATCGCCGTAGTTCCAAATTTTGCTTGGTCGGTGTCGTGCTGGACATCCCCATTCGCCGTGATCGTCTTTCCCTTCGCGCTATCCGTGAACGTCGTCGAGGCGTCTGTTGTATTGGAATGGATGAGCAGCGTCGTATTCGGGTCAGCCGCCAGGGTCCAGCGAGCATCCTTGCCGAAATCCGCACTGTCCGCGAAGTCGAACCAGAAGCCGTTGGTGCCGAAGGTAAGACCGCTCGGGTCTATCGGATTCCAGTTCCCGTTCGCGTCAAATCTCCCAAAAGAACTAGGTGTCCGCGCAATCCCATCGAAAATAAGTAATTCGGCAACGCCTCCATCGAAATAGCCATATGTCTGAATATACCCGATTTCAACGAGTTGGGTTGTCCCAAAATCCTGCGTTTCATTAAGCGCAGGCCATGTCGCAGAGTTCGTCGATGTGATTTGTTGGCCGTTAAGCCAGAGTTTTACGCGATCAGTATTAGTTGCTTCTGTCGTGTCTATCGTGACGGCAATATGTATCCATGCACCCGGATCACGTAGCTTTGGCGACCATGTAACATCCCAGGTCGTCGCGCCGCCTTCGACGAGGCTTGCGCGAGGATTTCCATCATAAATCTCGACGCGAGTGTAATTGTTGCCGTCTGTACCCCATGTCACTAGACCGCGATCCGTCGCTGCGGTCAGGTCGCCTAGCTTAACCCATGCCCCAATGCTACATATTTTATCACTATCCCCCGTCGTCCCTGGCGTCCTGTATAGTCTTGAGGCACCATCAAACAGCAGCGATTGTCCAATCTTATAAGTATTTACTGGTGCTGTATATTCTGTTTTTGATTTGTAATCATCGCCAAATGTTGTCGAATTGGTAAATGGTAGATAAAAACCGTTGGTGCCAAACGTCAGACCAGAAACATCTATCGGATTCCAGTTCCCGTTCGCGTTAAATTCCCCAAAAGAACTAGGCGTTAGTACCTGTCCATCAATGAAGATCGCTTCCGCGATAAGCCCATCCCAATACTGTGATGGTCCATTTTGCGATCCTATCCACATTGGAACCGATGCTTGATTAAGTTTGCTGTCTGTACTCGCTGGTGGATGCGTTTCTGTGGAAAACGCAGTTATCTGTACGCCATTCAAATACAGGGCCATCGCCCCGGTATTCCCATCCCAAGACCCGACAATATGATACCACGCGCCAGGATCACGAATTAGTTGCGTTGTTGTCAGTCGATAAACACCGCCGTCGCCAATAAAATCCAAAGCGTCGTTTTCTATTCTTATGCTATCTTCGTCTGTAGAGCCGCCGCCCGAAAACAGATTCGCATCCGTAAGCCCGAGATTTCCGCGCTTAAACCAGCAAGAGAACGTCCATAGACGCCGACTGCCCGCGCCGCTTGGGGTCCATGTCAGATATGCACTATCATCGTCATTAAACAGCAGCGATTGTTCAATTAAATACTGTTGATCACCAGAAGCACCAGCCATAACTCCTTGAGCAAAATTATAAAGAGACATTCAAGAAAAACTCCTTATGAAGTACCAAGCAGATCAATCGTGGCTACCGCATGAATTGTGTTTGATGTTTGAACTACGTAGTCTACTCTATCAACCTTACCAGCAACTGTTGACATTGTTGGTACAGTTGCACCAGCAAATCGCCAGTAAGATCCCCATGATGTCGTATACACACCATTTGCATTAACAAATAATGATCCTGCTTGACCAACACTAATACTTGTTGGATTCGCAATAGTAAGATTCGAGTTAGCAACCAATGTATAGTAGTTACTTGTATTTAATGCAATCGTTACTGTATTACCAGCAGTGCCCCATCGAACACCGAGGTCGTATACACTACCACTTTGAGCAGTAGTGTATACGTTATTACGATCTGTATGAGCAGTATTGGCACTTAATTTATCATAATCAACAGCTCCATCTTTAATAGCTGGACCCAAAACACTCGAAGTGCCGAATGCTGTATTTCCTAGTTTTGTAAGTGCCATTTACTTATTATCCTCAAGCAGTATTAGCTGTTGGTTCTGGTGTTGGTTCTGGTTCTGGCTCAGGAGCTGGTTCTGGCTCAGGAGCTGGTTCTGGCTCAGGAGCTGGTTCTGGCTCAGGAGCTGGTTCTGGCTCAGGAGCTGGTTCTGGCTCAGGAGCTGGTTCAGGAGCAGCAGCAGGATCAACATAATCCTCTAATGTTGGCCAAGCACTAACACCATCCATATGTGCCTTTAGAGCAGCAACATCAGCAGCAGCATTAATACCTGCTTCTACGTCGTTTGAATGAGTGCGAACAGCAGCACGATGCCATGCGACATCAGCAGGAACTGCAGTGCCACCTTCAGCAGCACGGATTACCATCCAATCAGTTGATGATAGTGTACCACCAGCTTGTTGTTTTGTCTGTGCTACTAACTGTTCTTTAACAGCGTCTAAATCTTTTTCTTTATGTTCCCACGTCTTTGTGACGGTACCAGCAGCATCGTCAACAACCATAGAATAAGCACCAAGAGTGTAGTATTTTGAATCTACGTTTTTATTGACTTCATTGTAGTCATAAATGCCATGTGCTTTCTTTGTTGCTTTATTCCACACGGTGAAAATATTTGCAGGATGCTGAATACCATCAAGCGTAATCGCTTTTGGACGATTATACATTGTGGTAACATTCCCGTCTTTTACGAGTGCCCAAGCCATTTTATATTGTCTCCTTATTGCTTGATTGCATAATATAGTAGTTCAATTTTATTTATTTATAACTATCTTGCTCGTGCTTGGCTAGTGCCAATGCCGCCGAACGGCGCATCCGCCCAGGCTATCCCGACGTAGGTGACGCCGCTACTGTTTTCTTGACTACTCGTTGTGCGGATTTTGATCCCGTTAGAGTTGATGTCTATCACGGTCCCAGCCTGCTCAGCGTTGTTGTTAGAGGGCTGTTGAGTAAGTGCGACCGGGTTATACGGGCTGACCTCTGTGTTGTACGAACCCCAGTTATTCTCCGTTGCGCTGGTATCTTTTATGATGGCGTACTTCGCCAAAAAGTCGAGCGGGATGAATGGCCCATCCGCACTGCCGTTTCCGGTATAGGAGAATACTTTGCTGAAACCAGCGACACTATGGAAACAATAGGCGATCACTCGATTGCCGTAAGACGCCATATTATTGTCAGTTGTTGAAAAAACTGTAGCCGTTGGAGTCGTGTTGCCATAAGCCTCACTGGGGGTGCTGGCAGCAGTCAGGTTAAGTCTCACGATACTTAACGCACCCAAACTCGCATGATAAACCACCCAATCATTGGCCCCGTTATCCAAATCTCTTGCGATAATCAATTCTGGCGTTTCGTCTAGCCCGTGACCGATTGTTGATGTTCCTGCACCGCCATGCATCGTGAAACTTACGATGGAAAAACCCGCCGCAGTATTGGTCGAAACTGTCGATGTAATCGAACCGTCCGTATTGCTCGCGCCGGTCGAGCCGTCACCTTTCCAGCCATAGGTTACGAAATCTTCACCGCTGTCATTGTAACCGTCAGCACCGGTTCCGAGTCCGAACCCGTCCGAAACGCTCAAGTCGTCAATACCGTTCGCGTCCGTGCTTTCAGCGTTGCTGCTGTCGGTGTTGATCTCTTTAGTCGCACCGCGAATACGATCAACAACCTTCCATTCGTCCACCGTGTCCCGGTTCTTACGCCACAAAAGATCAGCCGTCAGCGTCGAGTTGCCGCCAAAGGTCACATCCTTGGCAACACCTGTTCCGGCGTCGCCGACGACGCCGAAGTGCGCGGACGGGTCCTTGATCGTCGGGGCGGGAAGGTGCGCGGTGCAGAGGGCGGTATAGTCGGATGTCACAGCGTCCGTGAAGCCACTCTGGCCGAAATTTAAGACCGCCGTGAAGCCGCGATTGGCGTTTGACGCATTACCGATTGCTATGATGTAGGGCTCGTCAAGAAGGGCTTGAGAGGTATTCGTCGTCTCTAAGCTGCCGTCTTTCCACACCTTGAAATTGGCGGCGGTCATGGTCGTGAAGTCGAATTCTACCGTCCAACGCCCCGTGCCCTGCGATAGCCCTGTGCTAACATTGGAACCTGCCAGAATAGTTCGTGAATTGTTCACGGCCCCCGTCTTGAAAATATTAACGAGATACACCCCGGAACTATAAAATATATCCCCTCGTGACAACCATGTCGAAAGTGGAATAAACATGATTTCAACCGACGTATCCGCGTCGGAGCCAAAGCTGCTCAACGTGACCTCCAAGTGGTACTTGCCGGACTGGAGGGGCGGAACGGTCGTCGCAGCCGCCGCGTCCCCGGCTCCAGACGCGGAACTCCGCACAAGTTGGAGGTTGCCTTCCGAGAAAGTGAAATAAGTCGGGATCGCGACTGAACTTGTTATTGCCATGTTTAAGGGGTTAAAGGTCGGGTAGTTCCCAACATCATTCGCCGCGTCGTCGGTCGGGCTGTCGGAGAGTTGATCGGCGGCAGTGAAGCCGATTGATGCAAAAGAGAAGCCATCGTATGCAGCGGTGGGTGGGGTAAAGTTAGACAGCCAGGGTTGGTTAAAAGTAACCGCCGTAGGATTAGAAAGTCGTATTTCGTCCATCCATCCGTTTAAATCACCGCCCCCGCTGCCGTCAGCGCGACTCCCGCCGAATACAAGTTCTGAGGCGTTATTGTGTAAATTATCATTGAAATCCCCCGTAGCCCCGACTTGGGTTCCGTCTACAAACACATACCAAACGTTACCGTTCCTTACCAGCGCGATATGGTACCAAGTATTTAGAGAAGGTGTCCAAGTGTTGTTAATAGGTTGGGACTCTGAGGAACCATCAGTCGAAACGTCTACAACTAGGCTCGTAGTCGAATGTGAATAGAAAAACCTAAAGGACTTCGTTGACACGCCACCCCACTTACTTGCAAAGTAATGGTTCCCGGAAATGGCGGCAAAGCGTACCCGAAATTCAAGTAGAAAGTTGTTTCCCGCCAATTCAAAATGGGCGTCATCAGCTAGGTAAATACGATCCCCTGCACCGTCGAATAAAATGGAGGACGCCCCGAAGACCGCTTGAGCTGTATCGTGTTGCGCCTGATTTGTTACCGAAATAGTTTTCCCGCCCCAACTATCTACAAACGTGGTCGAGCCATCCGTCGTATCAGAGTGAATTAGTAAACGGGTAAACCCATCGGCAGACTGTGTCGCCCTAACGTCTTTTCCGTAGTCACTACTATCAGCGAAGTCGAGCCAGAAGCCGTTGGCGCCGAAGTTGAGGGCGCTTGGGTCGATTGGATTCCAGTTCCCGTTCGCGTCAAATCTCCCAAAAGAACTAGGTGTCAGCGCCTGTCCGTCAATGAATATAAATTCGGCAAGCAGCCCATGGAAAAACTGTACTGGTTGCGCATCATATATACCCGCGCCGATGCGGTGTACAACCGCATCCATCATATTACCGACCGCGTTCAGTGCTGGATCAAGGCTGCTACTGAATGATGTAACCTCGACGCCATTCACGTAAAGTTTGATACGGTCCCCCGCCGTCCCGTCGGTCGTGTCCTTTGCGTAGACCACATGATACCAGGAGCCTACATCGCGATAAATAGCCGACGTGGTGCGAAACCCGTTTCCCGTACCATCAACGCCGTTGACATAAAGCGGCGTGTCCACCGAACCTGTAAAACGCACACCCTCTCCATTCGCCAGCGCATTCCCCGCTTCGATGAGATACCCGTTCGTCGTATTATTATTTGTCAACTTAGCCCAAACGGATACCGTGTATGTCGTCTTGGTCCCCGCGCTTCCGAAAGTTTTTTCGAGATGAGAAGCACCATCAAACAGCAGCGATTGTTCAATTAAATACTCATTAGCACCGCCGAATCCAGCAAATAGAGTAGAAGTATCACCTATCAATGGCATAATTTTTACTCCTAAGCTGTACCGAGCATGTCAATCGTAGCAGCTGCGTGAATTGTGTTAGAAGAAACAACTTGGTAATCAATACGATCCTGTTTACCAGCAACCGTACTCATTGTAGGAGCAACACCAGTTTTAAATCTCCAGAAAGATCCCCATGATGTTGTATATGAACCATTTGCCGTAACAATAATACTACCACCTTGACCAACAACACCAGATAGTGTTGGATTTGCCATTGTGATATTAGCGTTTGCGGTAAGACTAAAGTGATTGGAATCAGTTAGTGTTAGTGTTACTGTATTACCAGCAGCACCATTACGAACACCAAGATTATCAATCTCACCTCTTTGTGATTTTGTAAATGCATTATTGTTATGTGTAAATACGCCATTCGATGTGGTAACAGAAGCAATATCCAGTTTTGCACCAGTGATATTAGCATCAGCAATCTTAACTGTCGTTACATTTGAATCTGCAATCTTAACTGTTGTTACAGCATTGTCTTGTAACTTAGCAGTTGTTACTGTATTGTCAGAAGGAGTACCAATATTTAACGTATCACCAAGAGCAACACCAAAAAATGATGCATTAGTTGCAGGCGCTGAAGTAAATGTAATATTTTGATCTGTTACTGTATAAGCAACTTCAGGTTCTTGTAAAACACCATCAATTGAAATAAGTAATTGAGTTGCAGAACTGGCAATGAAATTCTGCGCTGCAACTTGCAAAGTAAACTGAGTATCACTGCTATTAAAGAATGCAGAGATATCGTCTAGTTTGCTATAATTACCAATTTGTGGCGATCTTCCAATGTATGGCATCTGTTATTAACCTTTAATCGAAATTCATTTTGTTTATTTATTAATCTTTATTTGATCATTGATCTCACCTAAGACACCGGCAATAAGGTTCTTTGAGATTGTAGTTGCCATAGCCTTAACTCCAATTCACGCCGAATAAGGCGAACACGCCATCAAGATTGCCTGACGTTGTAGTGACGCGAATTCCGTTGTGAGTTTCGTTTGTGTTGTACGCGCCTTTGGCATCTATCCAGTTCATTAGTGATCCCTGGTCTTCGCCAATAGACTTCACGAAGCACGTAGTCTTCGCCGCGCTATCATCAAACTGGCGAATTACAGCTTCACCTGTGCCTGTGTTCTTACCTCCACCGTAGTCGTCCCAAAGGAACGGGAAGCCCGTCGTGACCGACCCCGCTTGGTTAATGCCGTTATAGGCAGTGCCGGATGTTTGATCGCCCTGGTGTCCTGAGTAGACGTAACCCGAGGTGCGCCATGTTGACACGTTACGGAATTGAATAACACCAAAAGCACCTGTCGTTTTAAGTTCTGCAATGCGCCACTTGAGAAGTAACTCATCGAACCCGCTGACATTGGTTGTGAAATCAAGATTAGCTGACGCGGTGGCTGTTTGTGTTTCGAGTAGAACAGGAACACCAACAGGACGCGGAGTGTAGAAACCCGTTGCATCATGCGCTCGATATTCTCGGCTCTCTTTCGGTTGCAACGGAACTGGATCACGGGCGTCTGTTGTGCCTTCGTTGATAGCGTCGCCCGACGCAGGCCAAACCCACGCAGCAGCAGCACCGGAGTTGGTGATACAAACATTTCGACCGGCTACGGCAGATGGAAGCGTTACACTGTCACCCGCTGTCGCACAAGTAGAGATCAATACGTGATCGGTCGTGAGGGCAGTACCACCAACCTGGGTTTGCGTAGCAGATGCGGACACCGTGCCAACATCCATGATTAAATTATCGGTGACAGTCAGATTGCCAGGGACAACAAGGTTGCCGCTCAATTTGTCAGACGTAATTGAACTGGCACTCAATTTGTCAGACGTAATTGAACTGGATCCTAAAACACCGCTTGTAATCTTTGTTGTTGCCATCGATAGTACCTTTGTTAAATCTTTTACTATTACTTAGGATGGTTCAATTGGCCAAGTAATCTCGCCTTGAACAGTTGTATCATCGTAGTTTGCTGGTAAATCTCTTAGTGCTTGTCTATATGCGCTCCATTCCGCAGAAAGAGTTAGGTCGTTTGATGCACGCCAATCAGTAGTAGCAATCTTACGATCTCTTTCATCACGAAGACTTTTCCATGCTCTATCTGCAGCACCAGCATTCCATGCTTCTTCGCGAGCAACATGCTCGTCAATTTCAGTTTCTGTCAATGGGACTTTTTTTCCGTTAACTAATTTATGTGTATAATCTTCGCGAGGCATAACTTTCTCCTATTTGTTGATGCCGTAGACAGCGATGGTGCCGCTAGCCATGTTGCCGCCGAACTTAAATTGCAGACCGTTGTAGGCAGCAGCGACTAAAAAATTACCTCCAGAGTTGAAAGTGCGGTAGCCGGGGACATCTTGCACGTATGTGCCGCGACAATGGTAGCTGAAAAAGGTTGACGCGTTTGCCATTTGACAGTGCATGTCAAATGATACGCCAGACTCCCCCGCTGCATTCCCCGCTCCCCCCGCCATCAATACGAAACTCACTTGAGAAGCGTTATAGTTTCCGATAAGCGCGCCAGCTTGGTTGCTATCGTAGCCTGAATAATTGTAACTCGCCGCCGTTTCGTAAGTAACGCCAAGATCGTCGGAGACTAACATTTCCAACCCTTGACCGTCCACGGACGGGATAATGTTCGTGCCGATAACTTCGATGACATCAAACGTGCCATCACCCATAGAGGCGTCTGCGAAGTCTAACGAAGCGGATGTGCTTGCAGTCTGCGTGTCCAAAAGAACACGACTTCCTGATGGACGCGGCGTATAGAACCCAGTCGCATCATGCGCTCGATATTCTCGGCTCTCATTTGGCCAAAGAGGGGCAGGATCGCGGGCGTCGGTCGTACCCTCGTTAATCGCATCACCACTCGCGGGCCAGACCCATGCTGCAGCAGCGCCGCTATTCGTAATCCAGACACTGCGCCCAGCTACAGCAGATGGGAGCGTTACACTATCTCCAGCCGTGGCACAGGTAGAGATCAACACATTATCGGTTGTGATTGCAGTACCGCCCACTTGTGTTTGCGTAGCGGATGCTGACACTGTTCCGACATCCATGATGAAGTTATCAGTAACGGTTAGATCACCAGGAGCAACGAGATCGCCGCTCAATTTGGCAGACGTAATTGAATTGTCACTCAATTTGGCAGTAGTTATATTTAAATCAGCAATCTTAGCAGTAGTTATATTTAAATCAGCAATCTTTGATGTAATAACTACGTTATCATCTAACATTGCGCTGCTATTAATCGCACCAGATGAAATCGTATTCAGAGTTGTCTTAATGTAATACTGAACTTCAATATTAGAAACACCAGTCGGAATCGCTTCACTAAAGGTTAGGGTAGTACTTGATAGTGAAAACGTATTGTGATGCTGAGTTACACCATCCATTGAAACAAGGATAGCATTTTCTGTTGCTGGTGAACTTGATAACGTTAATTGTGTAGAACTACCTGCAGTAAAATCAGCACCTGCCGCAAAGTTATCGATTATAAAATCGTCACCACCGCGAGTAACTGGAGATACACCAATATAAGGCATTCGTTAACTCCTATCAGGTTTGTTCAAGCAATGACATTACAGCATCAATTGAAGCAGAAGCGTTGTCTGATGCTACCTTAATTGAATGCCCTGTTTCAAGAACGATTTTCTGATCGCCGCCGATTGGAACAATAGAACTACCTGCTGGTAGTGGAGCATCTTTTAGAATATGTGTATCATTTGCTCCATCATTATGTGTAACAGTTACATTAACTGCTGTGCCAAGAATGTTCGAAACTGTTAGACCAATTACTGTCTCAGTCGTTGAAGCACCAGTGGTGTGTGAACCAACCGCAGTCAACGAATTCGTTACGTTTCTTGAAGTATATGTTTTGAAAGCGTTTGCCATATTTTTTTACCTAGCCTAGTGCAATTGCGAATGCTAAAGCGTTGTCATCTGTTCCTGGTGGAACACCATTGATTAGAACATTTGTTGCATTGATGTTTGTGTTTGCAGTAATCAATAATCTATTACCGAAAATATTTGTGTTTGCTGAACTAAATGTAGTATTTGCAGCAACTGAAACAGTAACGCCACTTAATGTTACAGGACCAGAAAGAGTAGATGTTCCAGTCGCATTAAGTGTATTTGTCGTTACAGAGTTAGCAGCATTAACCGTATTTGCATTAACAAAAAACTGATTGACACGATCTGTTAATAGATTCGTATTAATCCGCCACTCATCAAAAGTAGTATTCGCTAATGCTGTGTTTGAAAGCAAGTCAGCCATTTATTAATTACCTTGTTTCGATACGATCAACCGAAGCATATCTCGTATTTCTTTTAGTTCATCTTTGATATTATTTATATCAGATATCAATTCGTTCTGATGTTGTTTTTTCTTTTTATATGCAGTAAGAGCAGTATTATCAATTGATAAAATAGCTCCAGTATCTATATCTTTTCGAAATCCTTCTACATCTTTAATCGGTTGAAGTTTCATATCTTCCTCTAAATCTGTAATGCAATTGCTCTAAAGTCTCTTACTCTTGGCACATTAGATGTTGTGCTTGAGAGTAGAACGATCTTGATTGCAAAGTATTTAAATCCAGTATATGTTACACTTTCACTATTTACATATTGAACTTCACCGCCAGTACCTGTTAGATTTGCAGTTGGAATATTGTACTCATATTCCTTTAGATCATTACGATTTTCAGAGTCAGAAACAGTAACAGCACTTGTTGTCTGTGTCATCTGAGTCCATGATTGATCATCAAGTGTATCACTATCCTCAGCATTGAGAATCTTATAGTATAGTTGAATATCAGAAGTGCCTGGTTTATATGCTGTTAAGAAAATCTTTAAGTCTTCAGCATCTTGTCCATCTGCAAGTGTCACTGTTCTTGTGATATACTTAGCAGTAGCATTACCACCAAACGTTGAGTTCTCATTAGTTGAGTCATTATTTACAAGGTTCTCAACAGTGAACAGAGCCGCCCGTTCGTTATCAATAGCAGGAGAATGACGTTTGTTTGTGCTATTTGATAAAGCAACTTTTAGATCAACTGTTTTAGAACCAGAATGATTTGTTGTTTCATTACTTTTACTTGCAACATATCTTGGTGTGTCATATTCTGTATCACCATTATCATTTACATTGCGATAAACAGAATCAAGAGTAGTAGTACCTGTTGCAAGTTTACCAGTGATTGATGACTCAGTTCCTTGAAGATCAAGTTTACTCATATGAGTGTGGAAAATATCAATTTGAAGATCATCAATAGAAACGATGTTAGCATCTAGACCACCTGTCTGTGTACGTAGTTGAGTACCAGCAACAAATGTACCAGATGGTTCTGAAAGATGTAGATAGTTATTAGCAGACGTTACACCATCATAGAAGTAAACTTTACCTGTTGGTGTTGCTTGACTGCTTAGAGTACTCGTCGTTCCAGTAGCAGCACCTGATTGATACAGTGTAATCGTTTCAGTATTAGTGAACTTATCTGCTGTTGTGACTTCTTTGACACGATAGTTTGTGCCACTAATATCACTGATTGTACCGTTAGCAGAAGATGTCGCGCCAACCAATGTATCACCAACAATAGCGCCAGCCAGTGTTCCAGCAAGAGTCAATGTAGTTTCGCCATGTACACTTTCACCAACTACATTAAACATCGTTGTTGAGTCAAGCGTGTTGACTGTGAGATATTCTTTATCGGTGTTCTTAAATACTGCCGTACCAGATTGAGATGTACCAAAGTTACCAAAGTACATTTTAAACTTGAGGTCTTCTTCTTGAATAGGTGTCCATGTACGATCATTTGCAGATGCGAATAGAGTACCGGAATATGGTTGACTTACAATCCTATTACCTGTTGTAAGATCATCTTCGCCAAGTCTTGCAGTAAATACTGTGTAGTTTGGATTATTACCACCTGGTTTGATAACGATTGCATATTCTGCATCATTCAATAAGAATACTGGTGTATCAAAAACGATTGGTGTTGGTTTTGAAGCGTCTGTACTTGTATTTACATCAGCAGAAGCAACAGATTGTTTGCCGAAAGGAACAACCTTTTTAGTGATAAGTGATGTGCTTGGATCAACTTCACGAATCTCAATATCGACTGGTAGATTTGCGTCTTTTGATGAGAAGTATAAATCAAGTTTTGTTAAATAAACACCAGATGAAATGCCAGATCCAAAGTTATCAGATGTGTCAACTATAAATGTTTGCGCTATAGGATCGTCGCCGCCGCCGTCGTCCACGAACCGCCGCTCAAATCTAGTTGAAGAAGATGTGGTTGTTCTTGTTTCTGTTACTGTGTTAAATTCAAGACTCACATTACGAGTACCAATTACGGTATCTTGTACTACTTGACTGAGACCAGAAGCAGAATAGTTTGCTGAAGCCCATGTTGTTGTAGCACTTTGATCTTCGCTTCCTGTAACACTATCAACGAGTTTAAATAATAGAGTACCAACTCTAAACCTTAGAGTATCATTATTTGGAATACGGAAGTTACCGTGTAGAACACCGTTTGCATCAGTTACAAGATTTGATCCTTCTGACGCTGTTGGAACGAAAGATGAATCAGTTGGTGTTACATATGCGTTCACATCTTCACTATCAAAGAAAGCATATACTCTTGTTGATGGTTTCATACCAGTAACAGTAAAGTTGATTACTCTTGACCGCATGAATGGAATCAGATTTACATCACGAACAGACTCGCCAATACTTTGTGTTTGTGTTTGTGGTACACCAATCTCAGCACGAAGACCTTGTCTCTGTTGACCAACCGTGGTCGTTGAAGTGATTTGTTGTGCTTGATTGTCGCGAACAAGTTGTCGAGTTTCTGTTGTGCCGCCTGTCCAAATCGTGTTCCAATCACCAAACTGTGTGCCCCAAGCATTTGCTAGATTTTGCCATGCTTGTGTATTAAAGTCAAAATCAATCTGAACCTCTGGACGAACTGTTGTATCAACCCAGTAATCAGTTTCTGGTGTAAGTTCTAGATTACCATGATAGTTATAGAAAGTACCAGCAGTATTTCTTGTTGTAGAAGCAAGTGACTGATTAATAACTAAATCATGATTATAAGGTAGTGTAATCAGTTTACTATTATCTGGTAATGTTACATTTGAGATAGATGATGAAGCACCTGAGTCACCACCAACAGCAGTTCCAGAAAGAGTACCTGAGACTTGTTCAAGATATAGTTTAGCATCAACTTGATAGACAAGTTTACCAGTTCCAGCGCCACAAGTTACTGTCTCGCCAACTGTATATGTCTGAGTTGAATCAGCAATCGTTACTGTTGCATCTTTAGACTTAACTGATACACCAGAGGATGATGCTGAGTTAAATTCAACTTGAACATCATCAAGTTTAAATGGTGGGCGTAGTTCGTTTTTCTGTGGATCAACAGCAATATTATAGTCTGGATTAAATACGTTACCAACACTGTGACCTGTAAACGCGTCTACAAGAATGCCATTTTTGAATCTATCATTACCGGAACCATCGGCTAAGAATGTTGACTTTGTATCTGCTTCGAGTAGAGATAATGAAGTGTAGTATTCAAGATTTTCGATACGATTTTTAAGTACACCAATATCACGCATTGTATGTCTAACTTGTCGAACTGGTGTGATTGTATTAGCAAGGTCCGTACGACCATTTGGTGCAGTAGCAGTACTTACACGTTTTGCGTTTTCAAATGGTAGTGATGGATAAGGAGCAACATCAATGATTGCTAGAGTAAGTCCATCAGAAGCAGGTTTTGGTGTTTGTGGATTAAGAGAAGGAACACCACGAACAACACGAATCTGACCCTTTGAAGTAATGACGACACGATCTTTTCTTGGTAGATAATACTCAAAGTCAGTAATGAAGTCTTCGTTTGGAGCCATATAACGTAGACCACCAGAAGGTTCAACTACTGTATTAGCCGTAGCTGGATTCGTTGTAATACCAGTAAGTGTTGTTGTATCAGTTGCTGTATCGGTGATACGTGGACGAATATCAACATAGTTACGAAGATCATAACGAGCACCAGTAACTGGTGATGTATAAACTGGAATCTCTTCTGTGCGAATCTGACTTGATGTTGGTGATGTGTCATTCACAGGATAAGAATCAACTGAGAAGTAACCAACACCAGCAGATGTATCATGAGAGAAATAATCAAACTTGGCAAGATAAACATTACCGTTTGCAACTACATGGGAAGCAGATGTTTTGAGTTTCAGTTTACCATGATTGTATAGGTTATCACGCATACCAGTATCGATTTCAAACTGATTTGTAACATCAGTACCTTCGCCTGTTGTAACGAATGACGTGTTGCCAGTTTTGACACGAACTTCTTTCAATTCATGAATATCAGCAAAACCTAAGTTCCATGGACCAGCAAGACCCGGAGAACCAAGATTTGTATTTGCAAAAGCAGCAGAAACATTCAACTCAACATAACGATCAGGATTTAGATTCTTATCAATCTCTTGCCCATCTGTTTTACTTAACTCAACAAATACTGAAGCATTGACAGTACCACCTAATGTTTCTTGGATATCAATCGTTGCGCTTGTTGAAGAGTTAATATTGACTGAACGTTCAGCACTATCACCACCAACACCGTTCAATGAAATCACTTGACCGGGCTGGAATGATTTTGTTACATCACCAGAACCTGTACCAAACGTATCGTTTACTGTGAGTGTAGTAGTACCAACCGTTGTAACAACAAGCGTATTTGCTATACCAGCAATAGAGATTGCATCACCTACATTGTATTTCGTTGTGCCTGATGTAATACCTGAGATTGTATCTGAACCAGCGGTTTTTGATGTTCCAGTATCAACAGGCGCTGCACTTGTAGCAGCTGCTTGAAGAACAACATGGAAGTTATCGCGTTCTTGTGTATTGTTCAGTAATCCAGGTGAGAATGGATATACTTCTGAAGAAGCACCTGTAGGAATCGTAACAGTACCATCGGCAGCGATTGTAACATCAAACTCTCTTAGGAATCTAAACGTATTATCGATTGTTCCTGTGCTATCTCTAAGACGTTTAATATTGCTTGCAGGAATAGCAAACAATGAACGGTTGAATGAAGTTTCTTTTAGTACAGCATTACCACCTTCAAGAACAATGTCTGCAAACGCATCATAAGCACCATTGTCATAATAAACAGAACGAACTGATGAAAAATCAGAAGTCCACATATTGATATCATAGAGATATAGATTATACTGACCTGCAGGAGCTCCTTTTGTGCCACTGGCATATTCCATTGCTCTTACACGAGCTTCACCAATCTTTGAACCAGATGGCGCAGTTGATGAAAAGTGTGTATTAGAGATAGCAAAATGTAATGTATCATATAATGAAACACGATCATGCCCATTTAGATCCCATGAACCAACTGCTTCATTGACGATAACGTAGTTGCCGTAGTTTGCAGGAATAGAAAGATCACCAACATCTTCTGTATCAACACCTTTATCGATTTTGATATGATCTGTTCTGTATAGTTCGTTCTCATAACCCTTTACATATGCTTTACCAGGACCGATGCCAACAGAAAGACTATTAGCAGTACCACCTTTTGCGAGAGTTAAATAACCTTGGTTTGAACCATCATTAAGATGTTCACGAAGCCGAACATTCAGACCACTTACGATATAATCACCAGACTCATCGGATGTTCTACGAGCAATATAGTCATTGATTACTGAGTATAATGGTTTATCAAACTTGTACTGTGGTGTTCCATTCTGAATGCGAATACGTTCAACAAAGTTATCAGTAGAAGTATCTGTGATTTCTTTTTTAGCAATAGTAGCAGTAAGTTTAAGACGATCTGCGCCAGGAGCAGCATAGTTGTAAGCGCCCTGAGCTGGATCAAGAAGTGTCGTATCTGCGGCGCTGTTAACAATAGTCTCAACAATATCAAAACCAACTTTTACACTTGTATTAGCAGAGTAACGACCAACAATAGTCGATTGAGTGTCTACACGAATGAAGTGATCTTTTGCGTATAGAATACCATCACCAAATGTTATTCTTGAACCTTTACCGATAACGTTAGTTGATTGAACACCTTCAGTGATAACGTTAGCAGATAATGCACCGGTAGTAAACTTCTCACCACTAAGTAAAGTCTTTGTTGTATTGTTAGCGCCAGAGTTTGTATACTTTACATAAAGAACTTTAGTATTTGTATCGGTTTCAGAACCAGTAAGTGAATCGATAACTTCAGCAGTAACGCTTGATGTAGCACCAGTAATAGTAGTTCCTTTAAAAAGAGAAACATCTACAGGATTAGTATTTTCATCATCATCTCGAATCTTGATATAATCAATACTCGAATCATAATTCATTTCTAATCCGCGAACAGTACTTCCTTCTTTGAAGATATGTTCGGCAAATCGATCAATCTGATTCTGTTGAATCGTCTGCATCTGAGTAAGTTCACGAGCCTGAACAGCGAGTCCGGGGCGGAATAATACTCTATGGAAATTCTTAGTTTCGTCAAAGTCATCATAATATGGATCGACATTAAAGTTAGTCGATAAAGATGCAGTATTTGCGAGTGCCATTCAATTTATTCCTTAGAACTTCACGATAAGTTTGATATCTTCGATCTGATCTTCTGCTCTTGAAATAGGACCACGGTTTTCAGTGTATACAACATCGCCCGTGTTTTCTTTGAGTTCACCATATGTTGTACTGTCAAGTGTTGCTGTAATACCACTCGAAAGACCAGTAACTGTTTCAGCAGACTGGAACGTTCCATTTGCGCTTGTATATAGTGTGTGTACAGCACCAGATGTGTTTGCAAGGTTTGTGTTTGCAAATCGAACAACAATGCCTGTAGCACCTGAAGTATTACCACGAACAACTTCATCAAGAGTATAGTTACCAGATGATGTAACACTTGAAACATTGAGTTTCGTTGTTTGTGTATATGTTGAATCTGTAGCAACAACACCAGCACGAGTAAGTGGATCACGCATTAGACCAAGTGTGCGGAACTCGTTAGTGGCTGGGAAATCACCTGATTCAGAACCAGTTAACTGGACGTTTAGAATGACGTTATGACCACCAAGTTCATCAACAGGATCAGCACCATGCCCAAGTGGTGGCGCAACATATGCTTGTGCAGTTGCAGCAGAACCATGAGATGAGTTTGCAGTAATAGCAACATCAGCAAATGAATATTTTGAACCAACGTTGACCATGTTGATGTAGTTGACAGCGCCAGAAGCAACATTAGCATAAGCCTCTGCGCCAGAACCATCGCCTGTGATAGTAATTGTTGGACCAACGACATATGTTGATAAAGTTGTTGGTGTGACTGTGAATGCTGGAGATACTGTTACACGTTTGTTTGCGCCAACATAATCTACAATCTTACGAACCTGACCAGCACCTGTACCGGAAGCGATATACAATGAAGAGTCGTTGTAAATGTTATCAGTAGCAGATGCACCAGCCGCTAGATCCATAATCGTTGATGATGTTACATCAGTAAAAGTACCAACGTTTGTCAGATAACTTGAACCACCAGCACGAACATCGATGATATTAATCGCACCGTTTGCAGCCGCCGCTTGAACATCCCACTGAGCAGAACCATCATCGGCTGTTAGCGTTTTGACAGGAATCCATGAGTCTGTTAAAAACTTGAGTGCAGAACCTGCATCAACTGAATACATGAACTTCCATTGATAACCATCACCAGTAACAAGAGTTGATGTTGATGTTCCAGTTGGTTCAACGGTTGAAGCGCCACCTTTATTATTGAAAAGACATTTGTATACGTTATAAGAACTATTGATTACATAAAACGTATTTGAACTAGCAGGAGCATCGAAAAGAGTTGTTGACTGATCATCGTATTCGCGGTATACTTTACTAGTCGTCCAGTTGTATCTTGGAACAGCGTATGTAACATCACCAGCCTGAACACGTTTAGCAGCAATCATTCTGCGCCATGCATCATATTCTGTATTCTGAATTGAATCTGTTGGTGTTGGTGGACTGTTATCATCATCCCATGGTGTTACACGAGAGATGAAGACATACATATTAGTTGAAGCAGTTTCACTGAACGCTTCATGGAACTGCTCTGCATTATGAATACGAAAGCGTCTTGTTACGATTCCTGGCATTCTTTTCAATCCTCTTGCCGAATGATTTTATTTATTTATAATCGAAATCTTACGGACTTGTGTTTGCTAAGTAATAGAACGAACCATTTGCCAATGTAGTACCAGCATATGGAGTTGTAAGTGTAAGTGAAGTATTTGAGTAAACTGTATTTGTGAAGTACAATCCATTTGCCGTTGGTCCATATGTATCTATAATGAATAGACCCGACCCTGGATTTGGTACTTCTACCGAGAATACTGTATTGTTGCCGACCAAGTGATATGGTGAACCCATTGCGCTGATTGGTGTATTTGCCCAAAGAGCAATAGTGTTACTTGAGTATGTGGATAGTAATGCACTATCAAGAACGAATAGTTCGCCTGTTCCAGCAGAATACAACCATACATTTGACTCAACAGTAACTGTTGTCGTCTCAACTTCTGTATCAAGAATAACATCTGGATACGATTCAATTGCACCATCATCAGCAACATAATCAGATTCGCCACCAGAAACAACTTCTGGAACACTCATTTCAATATCAGATTGTATTACAAATCTACCGAGTGATGTTGAGTCAACAGTAACAACAGTTGTTTCTGCTTCTGCAAACAACCGAATCCGACCAAACATTTTTGTACCGGCTGGATGCAGAATAGTATTGACAAGTTCACGATATGTGTTAGTAAACTGATCTGAACGAATCTCGTATGAGAACTCTTGATAATAATAGTTATCTTGTAATCTGTTATTCCAAGACAACCAACCCTTTGTATCCCTATAAGAACCTGGAAGTGTTACAACACCAGAAACAAAAGGTATACCTAAACCAGAAGCAGTTCCACCACGAGTTAGGTTATTGATAGAAACTTGTTCGTATCTGTTATAATCTTGACCAAAGTTATTTACACGAACTGAAGTGATTGAACCTGGAGCATTCGTTGCTGTGATATCAGCGTTATCGCCTTTATACCCACCACTTCCATCTGGAATATAAAGATCACGGATTTGTTCTTCAACCACTGTTGCGGTTGGAAGTATGAGATACCCTTGACCATAGTTCGTTACATTTACACCAGTAATCGTGCCAACAGTAACAGTATCAAAATCAAATGCTGCGCTAAGTGTTGTGTTTATATTTGCTGCAGCAAGATTTGTACCGATAACAGCAGTATTTGCGCCAGCAGAAACAAATGTTGGGCTTGTATTGAGAACAACATCTTTCATAGGTTCGATTGTATTATTATTCACAGAAATGATTTCTGTTGAACCAATCGAACTTACTACAAAGTCTGCTCCTGTTCCGGAACCACCAGTAACTGTTACGGTTGCTCCGACTGTGTAACCGGAACCACCATCATTGATATTCCACTGAACAGCACTGGTATCTGTTGTACCAGTAACAACACCATCTGCATTTACACCAGAAGTCGATGTGAATGAAACCACATCATCTGCACGATGGAAAGCACCACCATATGTTACTTCTACATCTTGAAGTGGACCAATCGTGTTGATAATAGTAGCACTAACCGTTGGATCGTTGAGTAACTGAATTGTTTCATTGTCTTGGAATATTCCATTGATATCGAGAAGAACCAGTTCATTAACAACAGTACCGATAGCAAATGTTGTTGTGATTCTTTCTACACGAGCAGTTGCACCACTATCTAAACCTTCAATCGTATTACCAATCAGTAGATTTAAATCACCTACAATCGGACTACCAACACGAATGATTGTATCTTGAACCCAACGACCATCCGAAGCACGAAGAATATCTTCGCCTGGATAATAAAACTCAATCTCTTCATTAAAAAGAATGCGGAATAAAAGTCGATATGATTGTTCTGAACCACGAGAACGATATAGGTCTTTAATGTGTTTTGCAAGAAGTGGTTTGTTCGCAATCATATCTCGTGGAATCGAGTTCATGATTTCACGATGAAAATATTCAAAATACTTATCAGGTGATGTATCGATATCTTGATAGGAAAGCAAACTCTTTGTCGTATCAATTACATTATTTGCTTGTTCCGTCCACTCGTAGTATGCTTTTATGAACGCAACAAGATTTGGACCCTCATCTCTTACGAACTGAGGAAACTGTTGCTCTACGAGATTGGATATCTTTTTATCTGTAGACATTAATAAACGACCGGATATAGACCTGAATCAATTACGTTAGTTGTCACACCAGAAGTAGTTGCTGTGACTGTTTGTGCTGTCACTACCGTCGTTGCATCATCAACAACAGTAACTCTTGCGTTTGCAATTAAAAGAATCTGATTTCGAATTGCTTTAATGTTATTATCTGCTGGATCAGCAAAAATACTTAGATAACTACCAGAATAAGCCGTAGGAGCAAATGAGTTAAGAGTTACAAGACCAGTTTGATAGTTTACAGTTCCTGCTGTCTCATCTAGATATACTGTTGTATTTGGTAACTGAATATAATAGATTCGAATATTACCATTACCATCATCATCTAGATAACATGTCTTTCCTTGATATGTAAACGTACTTGAACTAATCGCAAACCGATGCCCTGTGTGTGGATTATTAATTGCGTTATTAAAGGAAATGTTATATGTCGATGCTGCTGTGACAGAAGGATTGAATCTCTTTTCCATAACTATCGTGGTATTGTTACTCTTAATAGAGTTATCAGCATTATCAATCGCTGATGAAAACTTAGAATATCTAAATGTTGGATTCTCAAACACACCAAGATTATCATCTTCAAACTTTTCGATTGCATTAACAACCTTTGTCTGAACCGCAGTTGCAGATAGAGTTGTCAGAGAAGAATCCATATTGACTGTGGTTGTTGGTCTGATGTAAAGATAAGTAGCATTAACAAATTCTGGATCGATTGATAAGACGTTATATTTTTTCAGTTGTGTCTTAATAGCATCTTTTCTATCAGAAGAAATAATCGTGCCACCAATCGGTTTAATCGATATAAACACCTTACCATAAATGGCTGGTGTGTTTTGTTCTCCACCCCATACTGATACAGACTCAATATCACCATTGTTGTTTAGAATGATCTGTTTATAGTCACCAGCAAGAACAGCACGATTCTGTGTCTCGAAGTTCTTTGGAGCATTGAACTGAATCGATGTAACTGATTCAATACTTGATCCACCAGATGTTGCTGAGTTTACAAGAACAGAGAATGTTGACTCACCACCAATCGTTGATGGGTTTGTAAATGTAGAAATATCGTTACCATCTTCACCATTACATACACGATAACTAATGATAACAATATTACCGTTTGTTGGTGTTTTACCTAATACATTATCCCCGAAATAGATTTCAAACTGCGAGTCTTCTGTTTCTTGTAAAAAGTAAACTGGTGATGTTGCAGTAACTTCAGTGATATCATTGGCAAGAGTATACGTTGTTGATGAAGTATCAACAGCAGATTCTTGAATAGTAACTGTAATAGATGTTGTATCAACGTTTTCATTGGGAAGAACATAACGAACAGGATTACTTGTGTCAACTGTCCAACGATTTGTAAGTGGTCGACCTTCTACGATTGAAATCGTACCAGTGTAGTTAGCAGCAGAGGAAAAAGTATACTCTTGTGGTGTTACAAACTTATAGATGATACCATCGACTGTAGCAGACCATTCTGTGTTTTTCGCAATCGTAATAGAGGCTGGTGAACCCACAGGTGTTACTGAAATATCAAGTGTTGTAGATGCTCCACGAGCAGAACGTGGCGTGTATCCAATCGCCTTTGCTCTTGAAACAACACTGTCCCGTAACTGAGCGGAGTCAAGAAACATTTCGTTACCGACCATGCTTGTATAGTAAGCATTCTGGTAAGTGTTATACGCTAAGATATCCAATAACAGACTGACGGTTGAACCTTCAAAGTTATAATCAAGAAACTCTGGCTTTCCGCTGATATAACCTTTCAACGATGTTTTAATATCATCGAAATCTAATTCTGTTACACTGATAGTCGATTCGGGCATTTATCGAACCCTTTCTAATAGAACATTGACTACAATTGGTTCTGGATCATTAGCGACTCTAAACCGTATTGTGACGTTTAAGGCATTTGAGTCTTGATTTGCAGATGTCTTAATATCGTCAATGATTGCTCTTGGTTCATAGTTATCTAATACTTGACGAATGTTCTTTGATATGTTATACTCTGTAAGAGGATCCATATTTTCAAACAATTGAGAAAGAACATCGCCGCCTAGAATAGGATTGTATGGTCTCTCATAAAAGTTCGTCAGAACTAGATTCTTTACACTCTGTTTTACAGACTCACGATTTGTTAATACTTTTACATTACCTGTCACTGGATGAGCAGTAAACTTTAAAGGTATATCTTTAAATACTGGTTCTTTAAGTTCAGGCATATTACATCTCTTTTGTTTTTATTATTTATATTGATTATCTACCAAGACCACCTAGAATAAATGAAGTGTGATGACCGGCTGAACCCCAAGCATTATCTGGTTTTGGTGCTGTTTTTATTTCTTCTAATTTTTTAATATCTTCATTTAATTCTTTCTGACTTTGTTTCATTTGTTCTGATAAATTACCCATAAAACTTGAAACACCTGAGTTAATGTTTTCTGTAGATACCAATCCACCAAGGTCTTTAAATAAACCATTAAATCCTTGCGAAGCTATCATAGCATCTTTTTGCACATCCCCTGTAGATTCTGATGGTAAGTTTCTCCAATCAGATCCTGTTGTAACTTCTTCCGTTTTTGGTACAGATTTTATTCTATCATTAATCTCTTGTAGTTGATTTCTTTTCACTTGAAGTAGTTTATCCCTTTTTGCAAAGAATGATGCTTCATATTCCTCATTAGTTGTAAATCCTTCAGCTACTAAATCACCAAGACCAGATGTTGTTTTTTCTATAACACCAGAATTTAATAATGACTGACCAGCTTCGGATAATCTATCAGTAATTTCCATAAATTTCACTTGCATACCACCCATTACTTCTGGAACAGGTACTGATTCTGTCTTTAAGTTTTTAGGCATAGTTGACAATTGAGGTGGAGCAAATGAACCAAATATTTTTTTGATTTCACCAGTTTTTGCAGTAATTGTTGGTTTTGCCTTGTTTACAACATCTTCGGCTTTCAATGCTACTTCTTCAAGACCCTTTTTCAACTTCTCTGTTGGCAACTTAATGGCATCTGTCGTTGGTACGTCTGGAACATATGCTTTTGTTGTGTACTCATATCCATTAATATTACCATCTTCATCATATGTTGGTGTTGCATCAATATTTGGAACTGCTTTGCAGATATCAAACGATGATAATGCGTTTTGAATTTCAGCAAACTTCGCTGTCAAATCTCCGGTAAATCCTGCAAGACTTCCCTGCAACTCACTCAGACCGCCTGTAATTTCTTTTAAGATATCTTCAAGACCACTTGTTGCTTCGCCAAATACTTCGCGAATCTCAGCAAGTTTACTATCAATCTGTGATGCATTTAATGGATTACCAAGCAGACCAACAAGTTCATTTAATTCTTTCTGAAGGTTTGGAAGTTCTGCTTTAATCTCTGGTATTAGACCATTGAGTTCGCCAAGAGCATCATCAAGTGCACCACCTAACTCGCTCTGTAGACTAGCAATAGAATCAGCAATACCACCCGCTCCTGATGTTAAATTTGCAAGAGCATCCTCAATCGCTTTTTGTGCGTCATCTAATGCTTGTAAATCTAAACTTATTCCACATAAACCTAAATCAGCCATTATAGATTATCCACTGTTGAGTTGGTAGTATCATTGATACCAGTTCTACCAATTGGTCCTGTTGCATTAGTATGATCATCAAAGTTATCTGCAATCCATGTATAAGTATCACCACCAACATGTTTATAGTATGCTTGGTCATAGCGAATATGAGCGTCACCATTGTAATCAATAGAAGACTTCGCATTGTATTTTCTTGTAGCAGCACCAGTAAATGTCATTGAAGATGTTGACTGAAACTCTTCGTTAGCAGCGCCAGTTGATGTATGTTTAAATGTACCACCATTTGCAATACTCATGTTACCAGCCGCAGCAAAGTCAATGTTTTTAATTGAAACAATTTGTGTATTGCCAGTAACGGTAAGTTTACTGTTAACTTGAACTGTTTTTGCTTCACTATATTTAATCGTTGTTTTCTTATTTTTACCTACTATTTCAGTATAATTTCCATCAATAGTTGACCTACGATCACCAGTGACTCTTTCTGCTTTATTACCATTGATTTGTGTGGACTCGTTTGTCAATACTTCTTTTAGATCATTACCTTGAATCTTTGTAACACGATCACCACGAACTGTGACGTACTGATTGCCATCAACTTCTGTGTAATGATCTCCTTGAATATATAACTTGGCATTGCCTTTCACAGTAATGTTCTGTGTACCTTGAATGTATATGTTCTCATCACTAACTACAACTTCATAGTTCTTACCAACGACTTTGGTAACACGAGTACCATCTGATTGAATTTCTTCAAATGTGCCAGCATTATGATACTGATGGATTCTACCAATACCTGGAGTATCATCAATTTCAAACACATGACCTGACTCAGAACGATATACATGATTATATGGATAACTTGATGCTGAACCCTCTTCTCTTTGTGGACCTTCTCCACCATAACGAGCATTAGGTTCATGCCAATAAGGAGTTGTATCTTTACCTTCACTGTCTTCAGCATAGTCAGCATCAGCGCCAACTGTAGGACCAACAGCACCTTTTTGATAAGTGTCGCTCGTTCCATATCTTGATCTAAGAGAAGCAAGATCAGGAGCCGTTGCCGTTGGAACATCTCTTAATCGATTATTTCTTTTTGCGATTAATGAAGCATCTGATTCAGCGACTATTCCGTTACGAGCGAGTCTTGGTGTATCTGGTTGAAACAAACTGTCAAGTGTTGGATAGTTACCTTTGGGATCTGAAAATCCATTTGTAGTCATTTCAGTTGGAATACCAGCCAACGAACCCATAATGACAGGTCTTTGTGCTTCTTTACCATCAGCAAAGAAACCAACAACCCAAGTTCCTTCTAACAATCCAGTAGCAGACCTACCAATACCACTATTAGCAGCTGATGTGATTGGTTGTATTGGTTGTGCCCAAGGTAAATCTTTTGTTGGCAACTCTTTTAGATCATCGGTATGCCAACCATAACAACGAACTCGCACACGACCAAGTTCAAGAGGATCAGCACGATCCTCTACAACTCCATACCACCATACAAATTCTTCACCTAAGTTTTTCATTCTTCTGGTTCCATATTATCTGTAGTCAATTTTACTTCTTCACCAATTATATCTTTTGCGTACACGTCTTTGACACATTCTAATACAGTAAAAAAATTATCGTCTGCGCTGTTAATATTGTGACGAATTGCTGTTACGAAAAAACGATTTCCAAACAATAGATTTTCTTTATTTAAATATAATTCATTCTCTGTATTTTGGGGTATGTGTAAGTTGATGATATTTCCAATTTCAATATCAGTGTTGCCAGGAATAGTAACTTCAAGAACAATATTATTTAATTGTAATCTAGATGCATGATTGTATTTGAACCACTCATGAAGTTTTTTTGGATTTCGAATTTGCGAATCTGTTCCTTTTGCTTTTACAAGAAAATCTTGATTTGAATAATCTTCGCCTATGTTACTAATCATATACAAAGAAGCTGATGTATCAATGTCTTCCGAATATATTGATTTTTTTGAAAACAAAGATTTATTTTTCTCGGTATGACTAATATATTTTGCATCTTTACTATACGTGAATGTATCCGTTTTGAACCTTTTTGTAATAGGATCAATCGATTCAATTTTATGAAAGAACATACCAGTGTTTAATCTTTCAAGATTATCAAACTGACGAATCTTTTTAATCTCCATAATGATTTGATGAGATTTAATTTTTGATTTGATTTTATCTTGACCATCTAAAGAAGCATCCATTAGAAAAAAGTCTTCGACTTTTTCTTTATTTAATAAGTAATCAAGAGTATGTAGATACCATCCATCATAACTCTCATAAAATATGAAATTAGAAGCAAGACTCGTTTCTTCGAATTCTATTTCTTCTTGTGGTTTTGAATATTTTTCATAAGCGTATTTTTTAATTGTGCCTCGACTTTTTGACTGTGTTTCTATAGAAACTTGATTAATAGCTTTTAAAGGAGAAACACCAGGAAAAACAAAAGACTTATTTTCAACCGTTTCTTGTAAATATAGATTTTTCTTTCTTACAATACCAAACTCTTCTTTTGGTTCTAGATAAGAAGCATATATTGCTTTAATAATATTATCGCCTGTCATATCTATATAAGATTTATTGACCGATTTTCTTCCATTATTAATTAGTTCTTGTGAACAAGCACACAACACAAACGCTTCAGACCTTCCACTTATTTCTCTTCTATTTTCGATTTTATATACACGAAAAACATATTGAAGAAGTTTTTCAGTATTCGGTGTTTTAAAACGAACAACAAGCAATTCATCACCGACAATCGGTGCCATCTCAATAATGCCTTTGGAATCTAATATAGCGACTTCACAATACACACCCTGTTGGTACATGTCATGAAAAATTACAAACTCTTGCGCGATAAAGCGAAGAGGTATTATTGTTCCATTATATGTAATCAGTTCGATGCTGCGAATATCAACAGCATTCGGTGCACCTGGTTTTGCCATTATTCAAAAATACTTTCAGCTTCAGACAAAAATTGACCAAGATAATTTTTTTGTAAAATCTTTAATGTTCTTTTCTTTTCGTTTTCTTCAACTTCATATGTATAACTATCTACTTCACGTTTCTCATCAACTGGCAATCCAGCATATGTGGTTGCATCAACATTCAATCGTTTTTCTGGTACAATGGTACCATCAAAAAGTTTTTGAAATGGTTGATAGATCCATTCATAATGGTGTGTTTGTTGCTGGGCTGTTTCAATAGAACCATACTTTCCTCTAACATAGTTTACAAAATCTTGATAACCAAGAGGTAAGTCATATTGTGGATCGATAATATCATTTGTAATCATTATAACCCAATCAAGAGAAACATCACCATAATATCTATTAGCAACATATTGCAATGTTTGCCCTTCCTGTAAATCATATGTATAGTATAATGCAGTTCTATTTTTAAGAACATTAACAAGTTTAAATCTAACAAGAGGATTTTGAATGACTCTGTTAGTACCATCCTTTAACAAATCATATTGAATTGTTGGATGATTTCGAAAATAAAAAGCCATTTTTACCTCTTATAATTATCGATTGATTCTTTTGTCAATGTCGTGACTTCTTGGAAAGACAAACCAATTTGAATTGATACTGGAACCTTTACAGTTTCTGAGGCTTGTTGTTCTTCTTCGCCGAGTTCATCTACAACAACTTCCTTTGTAAAGTATAATGGTTGACCTTCTGCATGGTAATTAACCGAAACATTTTTTAATACAGATGGGCCAATATTAAACAAAAATTCATGGTGATGGAAATCAATTTCAAATTGTTCTGGATAATCATAGAAAAATTGAAGGAAACTACCAGCTCCTGCCGCTTGACTTGGAGCAGAATAGTATTTTAATAATTTAATAATATTCAAAATTGCTACAGATTCTTCAAAGTTTTTGGCAACGACTTTCCATGAAAATTCGTGAACACGAAATTCTGGTTGAGAATATAATAACGCCATATATGGATTTCTTGCTAATCCAGCGCCGCCTAATGCTCCTTGACCATAAGGAGTTGCACCAGCAGCACCAGCTAATGTGTATACTCCATATGCTCCGGCTGTTTTCGCTGCTGAAGCAGGATCAGTTTTATCCCAAACTTCTTTTAATTTTTTACCTATAGTAGAAGCAGCGCCACCTGCAGCATCCAAACCTTTTGATAAATCTAAATTAAAAACAGCGTCAACAAGTTTATCAGCGTTATTTCCTAAACTATTTATCGTACTTCTAAGTTTAGCGCCAGCAAGAGCGTTACCAATAGGACCGATACCCTCAGCGTTATATGTTTGATTATATGCAGTTGCTAAGTTTAATGGTAAAGGTAAAAATATTCTGGCCAAATCTGCATTTAGTAGATAATCTTGTTCTCGCCGCAAACTGCTTGATGATCTTTTTATGATACGAATAGCCATCCAATGATCTATTTCTTGTATATTTTCTGGAAAATAAAAACTTTCAGCAGAATTTGTTCCACCAAGAGCGGCAGCAAGTTCATCGTGTGCTGGTTTTTCATACGAAGCATTGTCTCCTAAAATTTCAGATGGTTTTTTGGACATATAAATAATCCTTGTAAACGGGGTTTGATTATTTATAATGACTTCACTCAAAGGCAGATATCGACCAACTCATCCACAGAAGTACAAAGGCGATCCGACGAACATTATCTATCGTAGTTCGTGGGAGTTAAAGTATATGAAGTGGTGTGATCATAATCAGGCTGTGATCCAGTGGCAGTCCGAAGAGTTTTCTATACCGTATCGTCATCCGATAGATGGTAAGGTGCATAGATATTTCCCTGACTTTCTTGTTAAAATAAAAACATCACATGATATCGTTGAGACATGGGTGATAGAAATCAAACCTATGTATCAAGTCAAAGAACCAAAGCCACAGAATCGTAAAACAAAGAAGTATCTAACAGAAGTCAAGACGTATGCAATCAATCGTTACAAATGGGACTATGCTATTGAGTGGTGTAAAGATCGTGGATACAAGTTCATCATACTCACTGAGAAAGAGTTGAATGTTTAATATAAATAATCAAAAGGAGTACTGCTTTGGTAGCATACATATTCGATAAGATGTTAGTACAGGGTGTTCGTTCTGGTCAAATCCCCGCTCGAACACAACAGTCTCGTGATTGGTTTCGTGATAAGGCTAAGAATGCAAGTGTGACTCCAACAAAGTTAATGAAAGAAGACGTTTCTCGGTTTGTGAATCGAGCAACAGTTGGTAAGATGTATCACTTTTACTATGATCCAAAACATAAGAAGACACTACCTTACTATGATACATTTCCATTGATTTTTAAAGTGAAGAATGTTCCTAATGGATTTCTTGGTCTCAATCTTCACTATCTTCCATTAAGACAACGAGCAGTGTTGATGGATGCATTATATGATTTGACAACAAATACAAAGTATGATGAAACAACGAAGTTAAGAATCAGTTATGATATTTTGAATGGAGCGGCGAAGTATAAGTGGTTTAAACCAACATTGAAGATGTATCTAAACAAACATGTGCGATCAAGGTTTTTAGAGATTAGTTCTGTCGAATGGGATATGGCATTATTCCTTCCAACAGAAAGATTTGAGAAATCAAGTAAACGATCTGTCTGGAAAGACAGCAGACAAATGGTATAACAAATGGCATTTAACGTCAATCAATTTCAAGCAGAGATGACAAGAAACGGAATCGCTAAGACAAGTGATTTCGAAGTTGAGATTACAGGAGCACCAGTATCTGGTAATGTTCTTGAATCAAGTCAGTTATCTCTTGGTTCGATTCTTTCAAATCCAGTTGGTACTGTTACTGATGCTGTTGGTGATTTTCTTGGTGGTATTTTTGGTACAGGAACTGGTGGTGCAAGATCAATGTCGTTTAGAATTGATTCTGTAACTTTTCCACAACGGTCTCTTGGACGTATCGATTACAAAGATTATGGCGCACCATATAATATCGGCAGTCTTGCAAACTATGTTAATATCGATTTCTCTGTTATTCTCAGCCCAGATTTAAGAGAACGTGAGTTCTTCATGCAATGGCAAGATCGTGTTACAGGTAATCATAGAACAGGTGGTTCGAACTTTGATATTGGTTACTATGATCAGTATGTACTCAAACAAGGATTTACGATTTATCAGTTGAATCCAAACGGGCAAAGAACATATGCTATTCGTCTTGTTGATTGTTATCCAGAACAGATTGCATCATTATCTGGAAACTGGAGTGCGACCGACGTACAAAAACAAAATGTCACAATGGCATATAGATACTTCACTGAAGAAAGACTTAAAACATCATTCACCTTTGATCTTGACAATGTTGCTTCTGCTTTCAATGCTGTGAAGAATCTACCAAACCAAATAAAAGGAAGATCAAAAGACGCTCTGAACAGAGCAGGATTCCCATTGAATTTATAATATTGACCTGGAGTAAAATATGGCTTTACCTAAATTAGTAACACCTGAGTTTGAGACTGTTATTCCTTCGACAAAAGAACCGATTAAGTTTCGCCCGTTCTTAGTGAAAGAAGAAAAAATTTTGTATATGGCTCTTGAGGGCGGCGAAGAAAAAATTATACAAGAAGCAGTTTGTAACATTCTAGATTCTTGTATTCTAACATCAAATGTTGATGCTAAAAAACTTGCATCGTATGATATTGAATATTTGTTTTTACAATTAAGAAGTAAATCGGTTGGCGAGTCTGTTGAGTTAAATCTTCGTCATGGTGCGGATATTGAATGCAAACATATTACGGAAATGACTATACCTTATGGAAATATTGGTGTTACTTTTAATGAAAAACATCAAAACAATATTAAGATAGATGACAAATATGGGATTAAATTGAGAGATCCATCTTACTTCGATATTACTAACACTATTAATGAAAATCAAGATGAGTTACAAAACATCTTTAATATCATTGTAAATTGTGTGGAATGTGTGTACGACGAAGAAAATGTATATGATGAGTTTACAAAAGAAGAGATGAATGATTTTCTTTCAAACCTAACACAATCTCAATTTGAAAATATTAAAAATTTTTTTGATACATTACCAAAATTAGAACATGAAATTAGTTGGACATGTGAAGAATGTGGTAAAGAAGAAAAATTAAAATTGGAAGGGTTGCAAAGTTTTTTTATGTAGGGCTCAGTCATGATTCGTTGATTAATCATTATTATACGAATTTTGCTATGATGCAACATCACAAATATTCATTGACTGAGTTAGATAACATGATTCCTTTTGAAAGAAAAATATATGTTGATTTATTATTGCAACATCTAAAAGAAGAAAAAGAAAGATTAGAGAACCAAAATGTCTAGTTTCGAAGCAGTAATTGATAGGATGAAACAAGAGGGTGATTTGACTCGCAACAGCGGGACAAATTCTCTCAAACAAATTAATAGAACTCTAGAATCTATCTTAGAGACTCTTAGTAAAAATTTTAAAACTCTTCAAAATATCAAAACCGCTACTCCATCTAGAACAACACCTAGAGATGATACCCCCATACCAGAAAGAATTAGCCCTGAGTTTAAGACTCAGAGGAGTGGTGGTGTCATTTCAGCAATGAGTTCTGCAATATCTGGGCAAACGATTGGTAGATTAGGTATTGGTAGTTCAGGTAAAGCGCAACAAAAAAGAAAAGAGATTGCCGACGCCTCTGGTTTAACAAAACTCAGAGAAATGAGAGAAGGCGCTATTGAAAAACTATATTCGTTTTCTGATTCAAAAACAAAAAACAAAAAAGAAGATGAATCGTTAAAAGAAGAGAAAGAACAAACTTCTTTATTAAGAGAACTTGTTGGTACTTTTAAAAAACGATTTTTCAAAGAAAAACAAGAAAACTTAAAAAGAGCAGATGTAGAATCTCAACAAAGAGAATTTGATTTTGGTGGGGAACCTACCGCAGAACCAAAAGAAAAAAGTAAAGGTATTTTTGGTACTCTTTTTAGTTTATTAGGTTCTGGTCTAAGTACAATTTTTGGACCTATTATTGCATTATTAACAAATCCTACCGTGTTGGCTTTACTTGTTGGGATTGGTGCTTTTCTTGTCGCAGTAAAAACTTATGAAAAAGATATACTTGCCGCCAGAGATGCTTTGGTTGAATGGTCAAAACCGTTTACAGATTGGTTACAAAAGACTGGAGGAAAATTAAGAAATACTTTAGGGATTGCAATTGATACTGTAACAGGATTAACTAAATCACAAGAAAAAATGATGCAAGAAAGTCCAGGGACTGAATCCGATTTTCAAAGTAACGCTTGGAAGGGTAAAAGTCCCTACATGACAAAAGAAGAAAGAGAACAATATAACAAACAATTAGAAACTGGTCAAGCAAAAATAACTTCTAAAAGAACAGAAGAAATAAAACAAGGATTATCTAGAAGCGAAGTTGAGTCTGCTTTAAAAACTGAAGAAGGAAAAAGAAGTGGTTTTTGGAATTCAATTGTTGGTCCCGGTGACAGGATAGTTAGTGGACCTCTTGCTGGATTAACAATGGATCAAGCTAGAGCATTACTTGAATCGACAGAATTGAAAGATACTGCTCCTAAAAAACAAATGCGTAACAGCGCCGCTGTCGTTATGCGAGGCCCCCCGCCGGCAGCATATAAGGAGGGAGCTGCTGATCCTGATGATATTTCGGGGAGAGTTGTTCCACGTGGAATTCCAGAATCTTCGCAACAACTCGGTCAAGGATCTGGTCAACGACCAATCATCGTTAATAATGTTTCAGCACCTACAACAGTAGATGCATCAACAAACGCTCCAACCACAGTCAATGGTGGTGGTAATGGTTACAGTGCTCCTGCAGCAAGAAGACAAATGACATTATATCCATCGATGGATGCTACAGGCGCATAAAAAAGAGGGGACCCAGCGGATCCCCTCTCCAAAACGCATTGCGCTATTTTGTATTAGTCTTCTTCTGCTAGCTGTTTGAAGAAGTCTAAGCTATCATCAGATGACTCTTCGCTCAAAGGTTGATCCTCTTCTTGAACCTTCGCGGATTGAACTTGACGAGGCTCCTCAAAAACTTCCTCGTCAACTTCGTCAGCAGTTGAGGATACTGCTGTGGCTCCAAGAACCCGATTTAGTCTTGCCTGTAGTTCGGCATAGGTCTTGAAGTTTTTACGATCTAGAAACTCTTGTAGGGAGTATTGTGAGTTCCAGACCTTTTCCAGCTCATCATCTTCTTCTGATAGAGCTGAAACTTTATCAAACTCTGACTTGTCGTAATTACGATAACCTTCGACATTACGAATCTTCAGTTTGAGATTAGCGCCTTCCCAAAGATCAAAAGGATTGGTTGGATCTTCATCTTCGAACTCAGGGTTCATTTGGTCGTTGATCTTATCCCAAATCTTCTTACCATACTTGTAAAGGAATACCTTACCCTCGTTTTCAGGATGAGCAGGATCTTTTACAATATAGATGTTTGAGATATAATTTAAACGCCGCTTCTGCTTGCGAGCCTGTTCTTTACCAGCTTCGTCACCACGATTCCAAAGAGTGGAGTTATACTCGCCAAGAGGATCTTTCTCATTGAGAGTCGTAAGCGAGTTCTCAATGTACCAGCCACCTGGACCTTGGAAACCATGAGAGAACAAACGCACCCAAGGAAGGTCTTCGCCTTTTGGTGCAGGAAGGAAACGAATCACAGCATAACCATTACCTGCCTTATCGACTTCTGGTTGCCAGAAACGAGTATCAGCACCGCCTTGTTGAGAACTACTTTGAAGTTTGTTTGTCTCTGAAATGATCTTGTCGTAAACAGATTTGCGTGAACGCTTGAGGTCTTTAAAAGATGTAGTCATATGTATTTCTCCGTATTTCGATGTATGTTTGTATATTTACTTGTCCACAATATTCATCATATAATATTCTATTTATACTATATTTTCTCACCATTGTCAATAACTTTTTTCAAGATTTTTCGATATTCAAATTTATCATAGTGTAAAAACTGTCGGTATTTCTGTATCTGTTTCTTCTTTTCCTCCCATACTATATCATCAAGTTTCGCATTCCAGTATCGAGTGAAGTGAAGGATATCGTCGAGGATAATCATCGTTTCAATACATATTTTCTTTTGAAGAAAAAGTTTTAACAATTGTGGATGATTATTGTCCTCGACGATTAATAGATCATTTAATGATTTATCATGAAGACGACTAAAGTCGACCAAACAATCAACATCACTCCTAAACATATACGAAAGACTCTCTTGTCTTTTTTTGTAGGATACATAATTGTCCTCGCTTTCTTTTGAAATAAGATTGCCAATCCAATTATCACTCACTAAAAAGTTACTTACGAAAAATTCTACAAGTTCATTCTTATCATATTTCTTTTGTAACTTGCGAAAGAAAAACTTATCATTCCTCTTGAGAAAAGATTCGACATTCGCACGAATCTTTCCATTATATTTAAAGTAATCATAATCACTGGTAAAATGCTGCTTCAACGCAAGATACGTTTTGTAAGCATCAAAACCTTCATTCAAATCATATGCCATCATACTGGTAACTTATTAATCTTTTCTTTCATTAAATTTAGATCACTTGCTTCTGAAGCAATCGTTTCTTTTATTTTTTGATTTAAAAGTTTAGCAGCAGTTTCGATTTCCATACCTGTCTTATCACAGTAATGAACGATTGCGTCCATATATGGAATATCCAACTGATAAACCATTTCTTCAATTTCCATTGAAAAATTTTGTCTACTTAACATTATTTCTCCCATCTGTAAAATATATGATCTTCAATTTTTGCTGTGCGTGTTTTAGTTTTAGCCCATGCTGGTGTTACATAGTAAGCATGATAGTGAGTAGCACCATTTGTGATATCAATCGACCACTCCGCAATCAGAACAATAGCAAGTCTGTATATCTCTCTATAGGTTTCGATATCTCTTATAGTATCTGACTTACCATCACAGTACCAAGAAAACTGACAAAGGTTTCTAACCGGAATCATCTTCGTTTTGTCTTTCCAAGATTTCTTATGTGGACCCTGCATAACAACTTCACAGATGTTATTTGGAAATCTTGAATCATTAACACGATTCAATGTAACTTGCCCGACAGCGACTTGACCCACCACTGGCTGATTTCGAGCCTCATGATAGATATTCAATGCCAGACAAGTTACATTGTCAGTATCATCGTATGCTGCAGCGGTTTGAGAAAAACACAAAGCAACAAATGTAGTTACTATCAACCTTTTCATAAGTTGATTATAAACTGAATAATACAAAATGTCAACTATTTTTTATTAACTATTTCGAAAAGGGTTTTCACCTTTTCTTGAAGCACTTCAATTGATGTATGCATTTTTGCTAAAACAATGACTAATGTTACAAATCCCACGGCAATCGGCCATAACGAAGAGATTACTGTTACAATCTCTTCCATTGTTTTATTATACCTCTTATTGTGAATAGAAGTCAATATATTTATAATAAATATACAGAAAGGATAAAAAATGGCTATTGGCACGATAACGACTCTTGAAGGATCCGCAAAGGTTGAGAAACCAAATGGCGATATTGTCGAGTTATCCGAAGGCGACACAGTTGATTCGAATGATATAATCATTACAGATGAAAATTCCGGAACAACAATCGAGTTTGTAGATAAATCTACTCTTGTTGTAACTGAAAATGGTAAAATCACATTAGACGAAATGGTATATGATCCTTCCACTCAGGAAGGAAATTTTGCCATTGATTTAGTGTCTGGTATTTTTGTATACATCAGTGGCGATATTGCTAAAACTGATCCAAACGCCATGACACTGAATACACCTGTTGCGACGATTGGTATTCGTGGAACGCAACTTGGTGTAAAAATCTTCGAAGGTGAAACAACATTTACACTAATGGCAGAAGCAGATGGAACAGTTGGTGAACTTATCATTACAGATTTGTTTGGTAATGTGATTGTATTGAATCAAGAAGGTCAAACGGTAAAAGCAACTGCTGAGGGCGGTCTTGGAGAAATTACAACATTATCTTTTGAAGAGATTGGTGAAATTTTTGATTTACCGTTAGAACATCTTGCAAGATCAGGTTCTTATAATGGTAATCCGTATGACAATTCATCAGAAAGTAAACAAGATGATGGTAGCGACTTAGCAGATTTTAACACTGAAGCTGGTGGTGATTCTGTTGAAGGTGGAGATGTTTTCAGTGAAAACTTTACACAAATTGGATTAGACTCAAATCCAACCGTTGGGATTATTCCACCAACACCATTTTATCAAAACGAAGTTCCAACTTATGATAGTAGAACACAGACTGTATCAGTGGATAGAGACAATCGAAGAGATGATCAATCTGTTGTTAATATTGAAACGCCTATTGAGGTTGTAATTCAAACGCCAGTAAAATTTGAGAAAACAATTGTCTCAACAACAACAACATTTGAGACAACAACCAATACATCACGTGGTGAAGAAACTCTGTTATCAACAATTTATGAAGATGATGTATCAAGAGAAAATGATTTAGAGAACAATCGTGAAGTAATTACTACTGACCGTCAATACACAGATACGTATAACACATTAGTAACTACAACGACATCAATCACACCTGTTTATCTGATTACATACTCAGATGGCACAACTGAAATTGAAGATGGTGAAACCACAATCAATAAACAAGAAACAACTGAAACAAGAACTGATACAAGAACCGAGCAGATAGTACAATACGAATCGGTTCAAGTTACAACTAACTATGAAACACAGATAACAACCAGTATCATTTCAACAAATACAAACACGAGTTATATCGACGATACACAAAAAGAAAATGATTTAGAGAATAACATTACGAATGTAGAGGTTACTCGAAACTACACAGATACGATGATAGAAACCGTTTCTGAAAAAACTATCACAACACCAGTTTACACCATTTCATATTCAGATGGTACAACTGAAATCGAGTATGGCGAACCTACGATTGAAGAAAATATCTACGATAAAGAGCCAGAAGAAACCACACGTTCAGAGATTATCTATACAGGGACAGAAGAACCTAACATCATTACCACATATAATACAGTCACGGAAACAAATATACTAGACCCTGTGCTTGTTGATAGCGAAGTTAGTTCAGAATTTGATACGAAAAAAGATGGTAGGAATAAACAAGATATAACAACAGAAACGATTACGACAGTAGAAACATATAATACAGAAACAGTAACAACCACTACAGAGACACCAGTCTATACGATTGTATATTTCGATGGTACCACAGAAACAGAATTCGGTGAATCAAATAGTACATCTTCATCGGAGTTTGAAACGA